AGTGGTACTGGCACCTGTACTTTCGTGACGAGAAAATCAACGGCGGCCTTTCCTGTGCTGCGGAATCCGCCCGGTCAGCTGCCAGCACAGCCGCGTACAGCCACAGCTACCACCAGTGGCGAGAGCACCACTATTTCGACCAGGAAACCTTTCAGTGGGTTGAGTTTTAGCATAATTGCCTGACAACGTTATACTTGGAGCGTGACGCAGCTCCTCCTGGAAGAAGACGAGTACCTTGACCTGCGCGGCGACCAGATGCCGCGATACTGGACGGTGCCGCCTCGTCACGCCGAGATCGTTGACGAATGCCGTGCCTGCGGAGGGACGCGGTACCCGGGCGTGGGCTGCGGCGACAACCTGTCCACGGAGGCCCTTGACGTAGCGCGAGGCTGGGGTTATGACCTGGACCCGTGGCAGCGGTGGTCAATAACTAATGCCCTTGGCACCAGGCCTGACGGTAAGTGGGCCGCCAAGGAAAACGCCATTATCGTGTCCAGGCAGAACGGTAAAGGCACAATACTGGAAGTTCGCGAGCTTATAGGGCTTTACGTACTGCGCGAACCGCTTATCATTCACACCGCGCACCTTCTCGTAACAGCGCAAGAGCATTTCCTCCGCCTGGTGGAGGTAATCGAGAACAATCCGTGGATGATGAGGCAGCTGAAGGGCGGCAAGCCCCGCCTGGCCAACGGGCAGGAGTCTATCACCCTCAAGGCCAAGCCGACGCTGATATTCGGTGCCGGAGGAAAGCGCGTTCGCCGGAACGGCCAGGTGCGGCTGAAGTTCCTCGCGCGTGCCAGCAAGGGCTCAGCCCGGGGACTTTCCTGTGACTGCCTGGTATTCGATGAGGCCATGATGCTCCCTACCGAGCTCGTCGGCGCTGCACTGCCTACCTTGTCCGCCCGGGGGAACCCGCAGGTCTGGTACTGCGGGTCGGCCGGCATGGAGGACTCGTTCCAGCTGGCCAAGATCCACACCCGGATCGTCAAGGACAACAAGACGCTGTTCGGAGCTGAATGGTGCGCTAGCCTGCACAAGGAGACCTGCCCGCGTGACGAGGCCCGGGGGCGCAGGCTTAACGACTACGTGGTCAACTGCACCGCGCACGACGACCGTGACGACCCGCGCACCTGGGCTAAGGGCAACCCAGCTCTCGGACGCCGACTGGCCGTGGACTGGATCAAGACCGCTGAGCTTGACTCCATGGATTTTACCGAGTTCAACCGCGAGCGCTGCGGTGAAGGCCAGTGGCCTACCGAGGAAGCTCAGTGGAAGGTAGTTCCCGAGGACTTGTGGGAATCACTGGCCGTGCCCCTGGGAAACCGGACGAAGCCCTTCGCGTTCGCCGTGGACGTGGCTGAGGACAGCTCTAGCGCCTCTATCGGAGCTGCCTGGACCATGATGACCAGCAACGGGCGCAAGCTCGTCATAGAGATCCCCAGGGGCTGCCAGAGGCCTGGCACGGGCTGGGTACTGGAGCGCCTGCGCCAGCTTGACGAGAAATGGAAGCCCCTGGCGATCGTGGTGCCGCGCTCCGGCCCCGCCGCTGGCCTTGGCGACGACATCCAGAAGCAGTGGCCTGACAGCCCCAAGTGGGGAACCAAGGTGATCCGCGCGACCGTGACCGACGAGGCAGCCGCGTACGCCTGGTTCGTGCAGCAGTGCAAGGACCGCAGCAAGCCCCTCGTGCACCCTGTCCAGGAGAAGGCAGCCGGCCTTTACTCCGCCGTGGGCACCGCTGAGCCGCGCCTGGTGGGAGACGGCGGGAAGACCTGGAGCCGCAGGGACAGCGCGTCGGATATAACGCCGGCAACGTCTGCTAACCTGGCAGCCTGGGGCCTCAACAAAATGCTCCGGGACGTTAACCCGCTCGCGGGCATAGGCTAGGAGAACGACGTGCCGATCGTAAGCAAGTACAACCGGGACTTGTGGCTTAAAGAGTCCGTGGAGATGATGAGCATGTCCAGCCTGTTCAATGTCATCAGCGAGGTGGCCTCTGAGATCAAGCTCAGCTCGAACCAGGACGCTACCGCTGAGCAGTGGCTGGACAACCAGGCGATGTGCGTGGCGGAGGAAGCCGGCGAGTTCCTGGGAGAATGGCGCAGGCTCAAGGGCTTCGCTCGCAGGGCCGGGAACCGGGAGGACATGCTGTCCGAGCTTTCCGACGTGGTCATCTCCGCGCTGGTCATGTTCTGGAACCTGGGAGAGCACGCCGAGGACCACGTGCGTGACAAGCTCCTGAAGATCGTCACCCGGGGCTACGTTAACAAGGAGAGTTAATGGAATGGGCACTCCGGGCGGGGAACCTGATAACGACGGCCTTGCTGCTTGTTCCCTTCGCTATCGGCGTGGTATCCGGCGTCCTGGCCCTGGCAGCCGTTCATTTCGCCTTGTACGTGACGGCGGCGTGGAAGGCCGGATTCGCGGTAGGAGCGCGGGTAAAGCCGGAACCTAAGCCGCATGACCTTTCGGGCGTGGCGTAATTACCGTATCTTAGGGAGTAGCAACGCCTGTGGCCTTAACGGGAGCCGGGCTGGCTAGGGAGCTGGGGCGAGATACGCTCCTGGCCCGTCATTAACCAGCCGGGAGTTTTACCGTGGGGTTCCTAGAGGGTGTTCGCACTCGCATTGCTGAAAAGCGCACTATCGCCGGGGTTCCTTGGCAGCCCTGGCTTGATCCTTACCTGCGCTGGGACGTTGGCGGTCCCACTCACCCGTCAAAGTCGCGCTATGGCGTAGACGAGGCGCTCGGCCTTCCCGCCCTTTACGCCGGGTCCAAGATCCTGTCGGACAACGCCGCGTCCCTTCCCTTGCGCGTGTACACCCAGGGGGGAAAGTCCGGCCCGAGGCTGGTTCCCTACAGCGGCCCGACGATGTTTGATGACCCGACAGTGCTCGGAACGCCATTCGACTGGATCTTCGCGTGCATGTCCAGCCTGATCCTCCAGGGTAACGCCTGGGGCCTGATCACCGGCCGCGACGGCTTCGGGTTCCCCAAGGGCATCGAGTGGGTGCCTGCTGAGCGCGTGTACGTGGAGGAGGACCCCGACCAGCCATTCAATCCCGTGCGCACCAAGGTATTCGTGTACGGGCGCGAAATGCGGTGGCAGGGTGCCATGAAGGAGATTTACCACATCAAGGCATTCAGCCTTCCCGGCCGGCTTGACGGCATATCCCTTCTCAGGAACCACGCCCTGACGATTACCGCCGGCCAGGAAGCGCAGCGGTATGGCACTGACTGGTACAAGGCCGGGGGCTTCCCGCCTGGCACGTTCCAGAACTCCGAGGCTGAGGTTACGCCTGAGCAGTCCGAGATGATCCGCGCGCAGCTGGTCAAGACCCTGCGCCGCCGCGAGCCGCTGGTATACGGCCGAAACTGGGACTACACGCCTGTAACGGTACCGCCATCGGAGGCCCAGTTCATCGACGCCATGAGGATGACGGCCACGCACGTAGCGGCGCTCCTGGACCTGCCCCCTTCTCGTGTCGGAGGAGACCAGGGCAGCCTTACCTACAGCACCGTGGAGCAGAACCAGCTTCAGGTGATCGAAGCCCTCAGGCCGTGGCTGTGCCGCCTGGAGCAGTCCTTCTCAAGGCTGCTGCCGAACAACCGCGTCGTCAGGTTCAATACTGACGCGCTGCTCAAGACCGACTTGAAGACCCGGGCCGAGATAATCACGGCGTACCGGAACATCGGCCTTCAGACCGTTGACGAGCTCCGGGACCTTATCGACCTGCCGCCGCTTCCCAATGACGTGGGCAACGAGACGATGCCGCTTCAGCTGATGACCTCCATGGCCCAGCGCGCGGGCGCGTTCCCGAAGAACATGCAGGATCAGGTCATCTTCCTCATGGACCGCGCCGGGGACAAGCTCCAGGAAATGGAGAAGCAGGGCCTGACAACGGCGAGCAAGATCGGCGGAGTAGACCCGAAGACCGGCGAGAAGACCGGGCCAGCGCATAATGCCGGCGACTTCTTCGCGAACATGATGAACGCCTACAGCAGGTCAATGGAAGACCTTGGCTATGTCGCAGAAGCGCGCATGCTGCGTGACTGGGCTTTCCGGAACTTCGTGCAGCCTCAGGTCCGAACGGCTAACGCTAGCACGGCTGAGGCACTTATTGACGAGGTAATTGACCAGCGGCGTGATGACGACTAGTTGTTAACGCCTCTGCGCGCTCGTACCCTGTGAACTGGGAGTAGTCTCGTTTACGCGGAGGAATCGTGGAGTTCAGGAGCGCGGCAGGGCTCATAGAGCGCCGGATTAACCCGGCATCCGCCGAGTTCCGGCCTGAGTTGCGAATGGCGGGCGATTCTGCTCACATAACAGGCTACGGCTCTGTGTTCGGCAAGTTGTCCAGGAAGCTGGGCGGGTTCGTTGAGCGCGTTGACAGCCGGGCGTTCAGCGCTTCCCAGGGCGCAGGCTGGCCGGGAGTGATCTGCCGGTACAACCACAGTGACGACTGGCTGCTCGGCACCATTCAGGGGGATACCCTTGAGCTGCGGGTAGACGCTAACGGCCTTTACTACGACGTTTCCGTTCCCGAGACCCGGGGCGGCCAGGACGTGCTCGTGCTCATGCGCCGTGGTGACATCATCAGCTCTAGCTTCGCGTTCAGGGTTCCCGATGGCGGAGACGACTGGGGACTCACCCCCTACGGCTACCCGCTGCGGACCCTGCTGGACACGGACCTTGTTGACGTGGCCCCGGTGAACACGCCTGCCTACCCTGACGCTACCGCTCAGGCGCGCAGCATAGACGGCGCTGTAGAGTCCCTGGCGAAGTTCGTGCAGGCGTCCCCGTCAGAGGTCCGGTCGCTCCTGGACGATAACCAGGCAATGAAGTTCTTCAAGCGCACGGATCGGCCGAGCGCGAGGTCCGCTGAGGAGGCTGACGTGAGCGAAGAAGACCGTAAGAAGCTGACTAGCAAGGCGCGCAAGGAGCTGCCGAATAGCGCTTTCGCTTACGTTGACCCTGAGGGCGTAGGTCATTTCCCCATTCACGACGCCAATCACGTCCGTAACGCGCTCGCCCAGATCGCCAAGGGCGCTAAGTTCGGCCAGCAGGCGCTTCCCAAGGTAAAGGCCGCTGCCAAGAAGCTAGGCGTGGACTCCCAGGAGCAGAACGACTGGCTGGACATCCTCGCTGAAGAGCGCCGGGAAGAGCTGCCTGAATGGTTCGTCACCGCTTCCGTTGAGGAAGACCGCCGACTGGCTGAGGAAGAGCGCGCCTCGATGCCGCCTAAGCCGGACACTGACGACGATGCGGACGACGAGGACGACGAGGACGAGGACGACACCGGCAAGGGTGCTTCCAAGAAGGGCGCTAAGAAGCCCCCGTTCCCGCCGAAGGGCAGCAAGGCTGACAACAGTGAGCTGAATTCCGGTGACCAGGAGACTGAGTCTGCTGAGGATTCCGGAGACAACGAAGAGCGCGTTGAAGAGGAAGCAGTAGACGCTGAGGCAGTAGCGGCAGCAGAGGCCCGTCGCCTGCGGCTGTACCGCCTGCGCTTTGACTCGCTTATTGACGACGAGTAAGCCGGGGGAAGAAAAAAGGCCGAGGCATTGCGCTTCGGCCTTTTTTCTTGTTTCCTTGAAATTGAAGCTGTGGCCGTTGGCGTCCTTTGACGAGCGCGGAGCCGGTGCAAACCGTACCTTTCCTTATGAAGGAGAACTCCGTGTCCGAGGACATGAACCTCGCTCGGCAGCTCCGTGACGACCGGCAGAAGCTCTGGCACGACGCCAAGGCGCTGATGGACCGGGAGCGCGCGGAAAGCCGTAGCCTGACGGCTGAGGAGAACACTCAGCTCGACGGCCTGATGGACCGAATCGACAAGACCGACGCCCGGATGAAGGACGTTGTCAACGCTGAGAAGCGGTCCCGCGAGACCGACGAGGCCTACAACGAGATGACCTCCCGCCCGGCAGAGCGCGCCGTAGCAGGCCGCGACTCCGAGTTCGAGGAGAACCTGCGCAAGTTCGTGCTGGGCGACCCGTACGTAAAGCGCGTTGACATCGCGCGTCAGTCTCTGCACACGCTGGACGGCGACGAGTTCCGCAGCATCGCCTACCGGCAGCGCGCGGCAGCCAAGACCGGCCTCACCGACGACGTGCAGCTCCGTACGCTGGGCACCGCCGGCGCGGGCATGTCCACTCAGGGCTCCGCAGTCGTTCCCGTGGACTTCTACGACCGCCTGATCGCTTACCTCATCGAGGTATCCGGAATCCTCCAGACCGGCCCGACCGTATGGAAGACCACCGGTGGCGAGGCGATCAACGTTCCCGTCGCAACCGCGCACGTGACCGCAGCGTCCGCCGCACAGGGCGGCGTCCTGCCGAGCTCCGAGCCCGCGCTGACCCAGAAGCCCCTGGGAGCAGCGAAGTTCGCGCACATGGTGTACCTGAGCCGCGAGCTCATCGATGACAAGGCCGTGGACCTGCTCGGCTACCTGGCCATGTCGGCAGGCCGCGCGATCGGCAACGCCTTCGGCTCGGCCCTCGTACTCGGCGGCCAGGGCATCACGGGCGGCCTCATCCCCTCCATTTCCCAGGGCGTTTCCGGCGCACCGTCTGCCTCTGCCATCGCGCAGGGCCAGGTAGCCGGCGGCGCGGTCTACAACGACCTCGTGGACATGGAGTACTCCATCATCGCTCCCTACCGCCAGTCGCGCTCGTGCTACTGGCTGGCCGCTGACAAGACGATCGGCGGGTTCAGGAAGCTCAAGGACAACAACGCGCGCCCCCTGTGGGAGCCGTCCGCCGTCCTCGGAGCGCCTGACCTCCTGCTCGGCAAGCCCATCGTGGCTGACCCGTACGTACCGGCAATCGCGCCTGGCAACAAGTCCCTGGTCTTCGGTGACTTCAGCCAGTACGTGGTCCGGCTCGTGGGCGGCCTGCGCTTCGAGCGCAGCGATGACTTCAAGTTCGACTCGGATGTCGTGAGCTTTAGGGCCGTCATCCGTGGTGACGGAAACGTCATGGACTCCTCGGGCCTGAAGTACTTCATCGGCAACGCGGCCTAAGCACCACCGGAAATCCCCTGGTACGCTTGTACCAGGGGATTTCCGCATTCAGGAGTGAGAAATGGACGACGTTACCGTTCAGATGACCGTGAGCCTTCAGGGCGGGCGCAGTGACGGCCGGGACTGGCCTCCTTTCCTGGGCATCATCGACATTCCCCGGCCTGAGGCCGAGCATCTTATCGCCGGCGGCCTGGCGCAAGTTCCCGGAGCTGACGAGGTCCAGGAAGAGCCTACGGCGCTGAGTGACTCAGACCTGGGTGACGATGAAGCTGATGACGACTTCGAGTCCGGCGACTTTGACAGTGACGAGCCTGCCCTTGAAGTGAAGCGCAAGCCGTACGAGAATGAGTCGCGCACTAAGTGGATCGCTTATGCCGTGTCCAGGGGAATGGCTCCCGAGGAAGCGCATAAGGCCACTAAGAACTCCCTCGTCAAGAAGTACAAGGACCAGTAGCCCTGGTTTCCCGTAAACGAGGAACTTACACTGGGACTTGAGTGGCTAGCTCCATTAGGGAAGGACGGACATGGCTGACCAGAACCAGACGAACGGCGCAGGCAAGGGCCGTGGCCGGGCAGGCGACCAGACCTCCCAGCCGGGGCAGGCAGAAGGACTGCTGCCGTTCGGCATCAAGAACTCCACCAGCACGGGCCTACCTGGCACTGACGTTGGCCATCCCGGACCCGGCGACCCCACGACCGTTCCCGGCCAGGTGCCGTCTGACGTATTCGGCCAGCCTACCGCGACCAAGACCGGCATGGCAGGCTCCACGGGCGCGTCCACCAGCGCTGAATCCGGGGCGTCCTACACGGACCCGTTCGCGTTCCTCGGCGGCGGGAGCAAGGGCGACGCGTCCGGTGGCTCCACGGAGACCGAGTCTCAGGCGAACCACTACGGTGACAACACCATGGTCGGCATCGAGGGCGCAGGCCAGCCCACGAGCACGGGCGTCAACCAGGGTCACCTCCTTATCGGCGGGAACAAGGTAGGGAACTAAGCCATGGAGAGCGTGCCCATTGACCAGGCGCAGCTTCCGGCTGACGGCCTTGGACACCTCGGGGTACTCCCGGCTGTCCCGTCCGCAGACGTGACGTCCATGGGCGAGCTCTTCAAGGGACCGGAAGGTGGTGACAGTCTTGCAGGACTTGAGTAACCTCGCGCCTGACCTCAGCGTAGTGCTGACGGCCGGCGAGTCCATGTCGGCCGGCAACACGGTGACGAACCTGACGAACGGCACCTCTATGAAGGCCCCCGGCTCTGATCCCGTGGACCCCTTGCCGAACGGCGACGTTAAGCAGGACGCTCCCCAGCTGACAGTAAGCGCCGGCTTCGGGACCGTGCACAACAAGCCGTCAGAAGGCCTGGTGGCCGGCGGCAACTCGTGGAAGAAGGCAGGTGAATAACGATGGCTGATGCACCAGAGGGCACCATCCGGGACGCCAGCGGAACTCAGGGCCACTATGATGCCACTAGCGAGGCTCCGGTAGCCGGGTACGTCACGCTGGATTCCGGCAGGGTAGGAAGCACCCTGACGGGCGGCGATGACTGGTCGGACACCAACTCGGAGTCCCCGTACAAGCAGGTCTAGCAGCAACGTGGCGAAGACCCCTTAACAGCTGCCTGTTAAGGGGTCTTCGCCGTGCGCCCGGGATTAGTAACGAGCGTACAAGTGCCACACCAGGCCGAATACGCGCTGGGTAGTTCCCTGGTAGGAGTAGCCTTCGGGGATCTCGTCCCCGGTGCCGAATACCTGGAAATATCGTTCCCGGATCATGCTGCGCGTTTCCCACCAGAACTCCACTGCGGACGCGTCCTTAGCCGCTACAGCCTTGACTACGCCTGCCGCGATTACGTGCTCCTGGCCGTCTGCGGGAACTTCACTCCGGAATACGCTGAACATGCCGCTTACTACTTCCCGGTTGCCGGGATCACGACGCCGCTGTTCGCACCTGGCCAGCAGGAGAAGCCGGCGGGCGGGTTCAGCTGGCCGTTCTCGATCTCGTCAAGGCACTGCTTGACCAGGACCATCGGGTCCTTGTTAATCGAGGACGCGGCCTTCTGGTACGCCGCTGCCTGCTGCTCGGCCGTCTTGACCGCTTCCCGGGCCTTGTCGGTCTGGGCGGTCTGGGACAGCACGGAGTTGATCCGCTGGGTAACCGTGTCGTCGTACTGGAGCGGCTCCACGATCAGCGTGTCGATCTTGACCTGTTGGCCGATCCGCTGGCTCAGCGCCGTCTGGACCTTCTGCGAGAGCTGCGCGGTGGACGGGTTTTCCGGCGTGCCCGCCTTCGCGCCCGTGGACAGCGGCAGGATCGGGTCGTAGCCGTCGTAGACGC